TTATCAGGTGTGCGGTTGCCAAAGTGTCCATTGTACTCCTCAATAGCATCTTTTATCTGATATTGTAAGTTTCTGATCTGAAGTTCATATTTCCAAGACAATATATTAAAGTTCTGAAATCGTGCAGTGATACTATCACGACCAGTTCCAGTACCTCCATCTGTAAAGTTACCATTTGCATCTGTAGATACTGGTAATTGTAACAATTCAGGTTCTTTGTCTAATAGTAACTTAGTGAGAATATTACAGTCAATTTGTAATACTTTATGACCTAAACTTACATCAACAAAAGGTGCATAAGGAGTCTTAGGATTAGGACTCTTTAATTGATAGAAATTCATCAGTATCTTGATGGTATTTCATTATATCTATCGGTTGAATCTTCTTTTGATTCTTTACATTTAGTGTCTGAATCTTCCTTTGATTCTTTATACTTAGGATCAGAATCTTGTGGTCTAAGTTTCATTTTCAATACCTAATTTTGATTTGACAAAATTACATAACAGTTTGACAAAAGATTTTGATGCACTACCTTGTAGTTCATCAAACATATACATATTCAATTTGAAAGCATAGTTTGCTTCACGTATGCATATATCTACATCCTGTTGATTCATGTCAAGCGTGTCTAAAAGCTGACGGTAGGAAATTTTGAACTTTTTAGAATCTGAGATTTCTGAGAAATCATAAAAACTCAAACCTTGGCCTTTTGGCGGTTTAAGAGAGTTTTCAGCAATACCTCGAAGTATCTGACCACCAGAGAGGTCACCCAAATATCTGGTGTAATGATGACCAACCAATAGTTTGGGATCATCTTTTGCGACTTCACGGATTCTGTTGACATACTGTTGACCTGCTTCTGATGGTTGTACTGTAGTTTTCCACTCTGACCCATAATAATATTCAAGGTCTGCCTCTAATGCTTTTGTCCTGTATAACTTAGGGTCATTTATCTGACCAACTACAGGATGGTCATTCAACTTAACTATCTCCTCCTCCATTGCTCTATAAACAAAGTAGAAGTTAGCGATAAGTTTACGATACTCTTCAGGATCTAAGACACCACGAAGAAATCCAGCAACGAACTTAGTGTTCTCTGCTGCTGAGTGAGACTCTTTAGTCCCTTGTTTAATTTGTGCTGCGAAATCTGCTACGGCCATGATTAATCATCAATATATTTTCTTGGGTTTTGTATGCCCTGTACCATTTGAATTACTTGTTCACGTATCTCTAACAACTCATAATAACATTTCTGATTATGAGCACAACCTCTAAGTCTATCGTCAGGTTTATGCAGTGACTCTAACATGAGAGTCTTGGCACGATCCCATTGTTCAAATGATTTAGAAGGTGTGGTCATGTGCTTTAGATTAGTGTAAGTATATTATAGGTGTTCTTGCAACTCAATGGGAGTTGCTTGTGACACTTCTTTTCGTGTCCAACCAAATCCATTTTTCTCTTCTCTTCGTGCGTTAATAAGATGGTTCTCACAATCACGAAGTTCTTTCTTCATTTGATGAATCTCTTCATCAGTGTAAAGGAAACCATTCCTTTCACTTGCTTGTAGACACTTTTTAAGTATCACTGTTTGACTTTTATATCCTACAACAGGATCATATGGTTGGTTATTGTTCATGTTAATCTACTTCAACTGGTTCAAATTCTTCTATGCATTGAACAGGGACAAGATGTTCTTCTCCCTCACATGCTATCTTGTATATATGTTCACCATTAACGCATCCCTGATACTCTATACCAGAAAGACTGCCATGCTCACGCATAACAGCCTGTATCTTATAGTGCATCAAATCTGCTTGTGTTGGAACTTTCATTATAACGGATCGAATAATTTAATATTAGGACACAACCTCAGATTTGTCAAGTAGGTTTGTTTTCCCAGACAATATCTCCCCATGTATCGACCACGAATGCTCGCATAAAGTGGTCAGCATCAGGACAGTCTGCCAATTTGGGGAACCATGATGCTCCCATCAATGTGGCCTGATCCTCATCTGGATACTCAATAGTATTAAAGATGCCTTGCTTCATTATATCAACAATGTAGTCATCTACGAAACCTTCGTAGTATGCTGTAACAGTTGCTTTCTTATCTGCAGCCAGGTTGTTATAGGTAGTCAGATCAAAATATAAGACTGACATCTGATGTCTCTGAGCCCAATAAGCAATGAGATCAAAGTGTGATATTTCCTTTCCATTGATAATCATAGCTTCTCTAACTCCGCTTGTGCTTCTACGATTATTTTATCTAAGAAATCTTTCTTGGCTTGTGCATCAGAGTTTGCAAACTCATATGCAGTAGGAGTTTCATCAGCAGCAAGTTGAGCAGCTCTTACATTCTCATACTCTTGTAGTAGAGTTGGGAAGTATGCTGTCTCAGTTAATGATTTCTGTAGTAGATAGTATGAGATCTTCTCCCTAAATGCCTTGAGATAATGCTTACCTAATGGTAAGAACTGTTCAGGTGTAGTGAGGTAATCAATACCAGGGAAATCCTTAGACCATATTTCTGTGTAGAAATCAGGTGAGATTGGAAACTTAGTATTCTCTACCTGAGTAGCAAATTCAGCTGTTGCTGTTAATTCTCTTAGTTTAGTTCTGTATAATGTATATTTTGCTTTAGTGTCTGCATCTAATGGTGAGTCTGTGACCATCACCCAATCAGTTTCACTTAATAAGAAGTTTCTTGCCAGTCTAACAGAGAATGGAGTAACTATCTTCTGTTTAGCATATAATCTACCAAGTTCTTTCTGGTAGTCCTCATTCTCAAGGGAGTCTATTAAATAAAATGCTTCAATCAGTTTTTCTTTTAGTTGATTGGCCTCAGGTATATCAGCCTGCTCCATCTCATAGTCTTTCCATTCAAAAAGACCAGTCTTAAAATTCTTTAGAAACTTCCTACGTTTGGCATGATATGTTCCATTAGTATACCAATGAAATGATATAAGTTTATCCTTATCAGTATCCCATAAAGGATATAAGAATGCAGATAAAGTATCCTTCCAGTAAGTTTCTGGAATTACTTTGGGTATTCCATTGTATGATATCTCCTGTGCTATCGTATCTAATTCAATTTGTAGCACAGGTGCATCAGCGTTAATTGCCATCTTATTAACTAGTGTCTCCGTATATATTTAGTATGCCTTGATCAAGTACTTACAAGTTCTGTAAGGATGCAGCAATGGTACATCTATATCAGGATCAATTGTGGCCTGTGGTTCTATCTTAGTAGTTGATCTTAATGTCAACGTTGCATCAGAAGCACCAAGACCAGAACTATATGTTATACCAGGTCCAGCCTCACCATCAACAGTATAAGTTAAACTATCTACTAATGGTTTTGATATAGCACCAGGACTTTGTTGGAATACAAGTCCAGATACCTGAGAATACCACCAAATAAATTCAATGATACCATAATGGTCACTATCATCAGCATTATCATTAGCACCAGAAGGTGTTGCTCTTGGTTGCTCAAGTCTGAATCTAGTATCAGTTGCTCTTGCTGCTTCAGGTACTGCTACTGAATATGTGTACCAGTTAGTTGTACCATTACCATCCCAAGTATTTTCAATGATAGGAACACTACCAATGAGAGGATCATTCCTTACTGATATTGGTGAGATAATAGTATCAATCAAGTTCCAGTTAGTTGATCCTGAAAGTTGATAGTACACACGTAGTGATTCTTCAGGTGTGTTTCCACCATTAACTCCATTACCTCTACAAGCCTTGATTGAGAAGTAATTACAATTAGTGGTATCAACTGGTTTCAAATTAATCCAACGTGTTCCTGCATTACCACTCAATCCACCAAACTTAACATACTGAACATATGATTGAGATGATGCAGGAGTTAATGTTAATGCAGTTACAGTACCAGCGGCCTCATCAACAGTAGCTGTTGCTGTAGTACCACCAGATATTCCATTCATTATATAAACGTATGGTTGAGTTTGATAACCAGCACCGTTACTATCAAGAGAAATAGCATTGACTGTTCCTGCTCCTGATATTGTTACTGATCCTGCTGCATCAACAGTTGATCCACCACCTTGGAATACAACAGTTGGTACTTGAGATGCTACTGGTAATGCAAATGATCCTGCACTTCCAGTACCACTACCATTACCATAGATATTTACATCCCATACCAGAGCATCTTGAGATGCAGATTCAATTATATCACCAGTAGTAGTTCCAGTCTGACCACCTTCATATCCAGTGATAGTTCCTAATCCTACCTTTGCATATCCACCACCAGCAGTTGATGTGGATCCTTGATTTCCTGCACCCATTGATACACCACTACCACCAGTTCCAACATCTACAGTAATATCAGCAGGATCATTTAGGAAAGAGAATTCAACGTCACCAGAGAATAAACCTCCAGCACCGCCACCACCTCCACCAGGAGTCCAGTAATCATTATTATATTCAACATACAATCTTATAGCCGCTTCTCCTCTTTGAATGAGGTCAGTAGATGCACGAGAATGAGTTTCAGCAAAACTAGCATTTTCTAAGTAATCACTACGATATGATGACACACCTTGTCTACCACCAGCACCACCATCGTGCTGACCATCTCCACCAGGTCCACCACCGTCTCCAGCAGAACCACCACCATTTCCTGATCCACCAAATGTGAGACCATTACGAGCGACACCACCGCCACCGCCTCCTCCGCCACCACCGACGCAGGTATAGTTACCACCAACACCACCTTGGCCTGGAGCGAGGGCTTGAGTTGTTGAATCAACTCCTTGAGGTGGTCCAATTCCAGCAGTACCAATACCTCCATCATCACCATCTGAACCAGCACCACCTCCACCACCAACACCAGCGATGATAAGTGATCCACGTTTCAATAATGAAGATGCTCCTCCACCTCCACCAGCATTGACTCCATGACCATTACCACCTTGTCCACCATTACCAGAGTTATAATCATTACTTGCACCAGCAACGTTATTCTGAGCAACTTGCCAAGGACTTACACCGATTGCTTGTCCTGCTCTTCTTCCTATCTCTACACTCCATACCTGTGTGTTGAATGTAGTTAATTCTCCACTAACCAAATCAACCTGTAAATATCCACCAGATGATCCTTGATAGTTACCTCTATGTGCTCTTCCTCCCTTAGCACCCCACATTGTAAACTGAGCAAGTGTAGGATTAATAATTTGATTGGTATTAGGAAACGTTGTTGTTGGAGAAGTACTAGTACCACCAGTACAATTATTTCTTGATTCTGCTACTACATTATTAGTTCCTGCATCCTTAATTTCAAATGCAAGTCCACCAGGATTATCAGACCATGTATTTTGATTAATACTACCAGTATTTCTAGCTCTGAATGTTACTCTATTAATACCAGCATCAACTGGTCCAATTGTAACATTTGTAGATGTAGTAGTACCTCCTGCTGGGCTGTTATTCGTTGTACCTAAGTTATTAATTGCACCTGTCCAATGCATAGTGGCTTCATTATCAGAAGCAAACTCTACATCATATGAGTTACCACCAGCAGCAGTTATTTCTATTACACATTCTATCCAATCACCATAATGAGGATCTGGATTACTTAATCCTGGAAATGATTTCCATATTGCATGATCCTTCATGAACTGAGTCCATACACCCTGTGTTCCTGTTGATAACTGTGCTGTTCCTATTGCTGTCCAATCTCTAGTATAATATCCAATAGTAAGATCTAATGTCTGATCATATGTACCACTCTGTCCACCTACCAATACGTTTGCACCATTAGTACCTGATGAAAGAGGATCCGAAGAAGCTAATCCACCATTACCACCACCGCCAGGATCATTTGGATACTGAGAAAGAGGCCATCCTGGATTACTTGGAGCATTTGCTCCTTGAGCACCAGCAGCACCATCACCACCACCAGTTGCTTGTGCTGATCCATTATTAACATGAGTTCCACCTAGTCCACCAGAACCACCGCCCAATCCAACAGTTGCACCACCAGGTTGTCCACCACCAACTACCAAATCAATTGCACTTCCATCACCAACTTTTATTCTACTTCCAGTACCAGCATTACCTACTTGTGTACCAGCAGCACCAGATCCACCTCCACCATATACTTGATAGATCAGTTTATCAGGTGTACCAGTTATATTTCCTAAGTTTATGCTGTATGATCCAGGTGTATTAAATTCCCATTCATTAGAATAATCATATATTGGTGTACCACCTGTATTAACACTTCTTCCACCAATAACAGATGATCCACTAAATCTTCTAAAGACTGGACTAGGTATATAAGTTTGGAATACATAAGTTCCTACACCACTAGTACCAGACGCAAGATATTTCTGTGCTGATGTTGCTTGAGTTGGGTCTTGAAGTGATCCAGGACCACCTGCACCACCAGCAAAATCAAGTACATCATAAGTACCAACAGTATTATCCGTGTTGGGTTGTCTTAATAATCCATGACTGTGTGTAAATACCTGTCCAGTTGTAGGATACCATCTTGTTACTCTTCCTGTTCCTTCACGATAATCCTGTTGATATCTATCACCACTAGCCTCTGAAATCCATGAGTTAGTACCTGCTTGTGCATGATAGACTGAGTGAATATGTTGATGAGCACCAGAGAGTTTTGTCTCCCTCATACTTATTTCAATTGATTGTTGTCCTATTATACTACACTCGGTAGTTTCAACTACCTTATCATATCCAGAAGTAACGATTCTACCCAATGAAAAATATTCATCTTGTAATGTCTTAGCCAAATACCAACCACCACCTACAGTACCCACACCCATTGTTGAGTTTGCTATGGTTGGTGAGTTAGATCCAAATACAGGACCATTACCAACTACCTTCTTAGCAACCATATCAGGAACTTTAAATGTTCCCATTAATGTATCACCTAAGAAATTTAGTACATTATTTTTAGTAATACCTTCTAAAGATCCATCATTAGTAGATATTCTTGCTTGTATAGTAGCTTGAGTAGATGCTCCACCACCACTAAGAACTACATTAGGTGGAGTAGTATATCCAGATCCCTGTTCATATACAATAATACTTTTTAATGTACCACCTTCAACAGTTGTAATAGCAGTTGCTGTTGTTCCACCAGGAGTTGATGGAGGATCAATAGTTACAGTTGGAGCACTTGTATATCCCACTCCTACAGTTAATATGTCCAATCCATTACTAGAAGTTCCACCATAATCATTACCAATTATCTGATATAATCCTGGATAATCATTTATATTATATTCTGTACCATCACAATATAAGTATCCCTCATGTGTATAAGCTGGATCATCACCACCTTGATATACATTTCCAGAAGACTCAGATAATGCTGGATATGCAGCAGCACCAGATTTAATAAAACTATGATCATATGAATTAGCACCAGCCTTAAGATTCGGCACAATCGCACCAATAGGTGTTGTGTCATGTAAGAGATCAGTTAGATATCCTGTTCTTGTATTTCTATAGGTCTGGGTCATCTTTATATCTTAATTAAATATTCCATAACAATGAAGGGAGCAGCAGCAGAATCAATTGATACTGAAGAATCAACTCCAATAGACATAGTTGTCTTTAAATTCTCTGGTGGTATTGATATAGCAGAGGTCTTTACTTTGTATGTATGATCTCCTTTAACAATATCAATACGATGGTTATGTGATGTAGGATCTACTCCACCTTCTCTAGGAAGATCAGTAGTATCTGTAATCTCATTATCAACATCTGGTGTACATGTATTATCATTAACATCTCCATTAGATTGCAATGGTAATACATCATACAAACTATTTCCTGCCCAATCATCAGGAACTCCTTGAGCACCCTGAACATATGTTACAGGAACAGTTAATGTTGCAGATTTTGTGTTACCACAGTTACCTTGAACAGCACAAATATATGTTAATATAACCCATATCCTCCAAACATCACAAAATCTAGATACATTCTGTCCATCAGCAGAACCAGATAGTTCATGTCTGTTCATACTGTAACTAGAATTACTAATACAATTGTAAGTGTACTGAGATCCAGCACCAAATATACAATGTCCGTAGTAAACAGTCTGTTGTAATCCAAATCCTTGGATAGATGTAGGGCCTCCATTATCACCTGGACTCCACTTATCTATTGCTTTACATGGTTCTTGAGCACTACCTGGTGGGAATGTAGGATCATTATTATATCTTGTAGCATCCAACCAAGTCTGAATAGGAACAGTAGATGCGTTTCTTCTACCAGTTCTACCTGCACCTATAGGATTTTGTGAATCTGTTTCATTAACCTGTAAGTTTCTTGATCTATTCCA